TTGCTTTTTCCATATCTGGTAAACATTTTAATAATAATGTTTCCATAGCCATATTTGCATATTGAGAATAAGTATTTGGTATCTGTTCATTTTCACCTTCATAGTAACCAATGATAGTTTCAAACGGGGAAAAATATCTTGAAGCTTTACAAGTATCATAAACTTGTTTTTGCATTAAAAAATAATTTGCAACAAAAGCTGCTAGGTCTTTTGATATTGCTTTTCTAATGATTGTATATTTATTTTTTTTAAACATCTTTTGCCATTTCTTTTGGCACCGCTTGTAAATTCCAATGTATAAATCTAAATGGTTCTTTACCAAAATCTACTGCAAATTCGTGTTCCAAGAACCCCGGAAATATAATTAATGTTCCTGGTTTAGGTTTTATATGAAATTGTTCGTGACCAGGCCATACACCTTTTAAGTTTGGTTTCATATGTAATTTAGTTGTTCTTGCCCCGGTTCTCGGTTCGTGAAAGATTGGGTATGATGTTTTATCACTACACTTTAAAAAGTAAAAACCTGATACGTGTTGGTTCCAATGTATGTGTGCAGAATGATGACCACCACCTTTTTTAGCAAATTCTTGTACCCACACTTCACTAAACATAGTTGTATATTTAGACATATCATAACCCTGATGATCTAAATATTCCCAAGATTTTTGACCAATATAATCTCTAAAGTCTCTAAAATCATTGTCAGCTGTAAGAGGTGTTGAATGATATGATCTTCCAAAGTCACCATACTCTTTAATATATTTTTTCTCTCTTGCTCTTGCATCTTTAATATATTTATTAGAAGCTTTGTTCAATGATTTAACAAACTCTGGTTTTTCTTCACTCCATACTACAGTTGGAAAATAATTATTTATAAACATTGTTTCCTTTTCTTTTAGCTAAATATAAATAATTTTGTGTAGCAGGATTCCATATTTTAGCTAAACCTTTAGTTGCATTAAAAGAAAATATAATTCTTTTTTTATTTGATAAATTTTTTTCGCTATAATGAAAATCATAAGGACTAAATATTAAAATGTCGTCTTCTTTTACTTTATAAAGTTTATCATTAACAAATAAATTTCCGGAATTAATTGGTTTTTTAAAATAAAAAACACCAGAAAATGATTTAAAAGATTTTAATTTTGATTTAGGTTTATGGTTGTGTTTAATTACACGACCTTCTTTTTCATAAATGTTTACCCAAAAATCAATAATATCAAATTCGTAATTTAACAAAGAAATTATTTTATCAAACAAAGGTTTAAATAACTTTAAAGGAAAATTATCTTCTTTTGATATGTCTGTGCCAAAAGTAGAAAAACCTTTTTCTATAGAAGAATGTTTTTCATAATATAATGAATTTAAATATTCATTTATCTTTGTCTTATTTTTTAATTTAAAATTACTTTTTATCATTTAAATGGCTTTCCTAAATTCCAGACAACAAGACTGTATCTTGTGCCTGATGTTACTGGTTTAACTCTATGCCACACAAAACTAGGGAATACAATAATAGAGCCTTTTGGTAATATCTCTTTACATTGTATTCTATGCTTCGATTCATCTCGCATATGTGGATCATAGTTTCT